TGAAGGATGTAACGGTACTCATCAAGGAGCAGATCAGCATCATTGACGGGCAGGTAAAGGAATATGAGAACGGCGTAAAAGAGGAGAAGAAAGCCAGATTGCAGGATGTATATGCTGAGACAATCGGAGAATTGGCAGAGGTACTTCCTTTTGAACGAGTGTTTGAGACACAGTATCTGAATGTGAGCTTCAAGGAAAGTAAGGCAGCAACCGAAATCCAGGAAAAGATTCAGAGAGTAAAGAGTGACCTGGCGGCCATTGACGCACTGGATAGCAAGTATAAGCTGAATGCGAAGGACGTATACGTGAGAACGCTTGATATGTCCCAGGCTATGGCTGAGAACGCTCGTCTGATTAAGTTTGAAGAGCAGATGGAGGCAGACCGTAAGAGAAAAGCCGAGGAAGAGGAACGCCGGAGAGCCGAAGCAGAAGCCAGAGCCAAAGAAGCGGAGGAACGTAGACGCCAGGAGGCAGAAAAAAATGCTGCGGAACGTGCGGAGAGAGAAAAGGCACTGGCAGAACAGCAGGCCCAGGAGGAAAGAGCTTCGGAATCTGGCTACAACGCATCGGTTCCGGATAAGACGGCGGATGTGCAGAGTGAGGAACCGGCAGAAAAGCCGGCAGAAAAAGAAGCTCTTCCGGAGGAAAAGAAATATAAGGCAACCTTCTATGCGATTGGCACGCTCCAGCAGTTGAAGGATTTGCAGGAGTACATGAAAGAACATAATATCCAGTTCGGAAAGGCGGGTAAGTAGAATGAGCGATTTTGTGAAGGAATTGAATTTTGATGGCGATACCTTTAATGACATGAAGAGAGATATGAATTTTGTCTTACAGCGACTGCTCGGTAATATGCAGGAAAAGGAATGCCAGGAGGGAACGCTGACGCTGAAACTTGATGTGTCGCTCGTGAGAGAATACGTGCCGAACTACAATCCGAACATTCCTGGAGAGAGCAGAGAGATTGCGAAGCCGAAGTTCAGTCACAAGGTAACAAGCCAGATGAAGGTTGAGGATATGAAAAAAGGCAATTTGGACACTGAGATGGAGCTGTTCTTGAATGAGGAGACGGGGGAGTACGAGATGAGACCGGTTGCTGATACTACACAGAGAAGCATTTTCGATGCAGACTACAGAGATGTGACGGAGCCGGGACCGGCAGGAATCGAGCCGGATATTGGTCCGGAGTATATCGAACACCCGGAACTTCCGGGAGAGGTAGCAGATGAACATGCACTTCCTGGCCCGGTGGAAGAATACGAGGATGCAGATGAGAGCGTATATGACGATTCTACGGGCGATAACCCGGAAGATACACAATTTACTGATGAAACCGATTTAGACGGTGCAGGGGACGGTACAGAGATTACAAGTGACTTTGAGGAAGACGAAACCGACACCGAAGATGATGAGTATGGATATGATGAACCAGAGGAGGAAGAGTAAATGAATTTAAGAGATTTGGTAGGGAAATTGGCGATTAGAACTGCGAGACCGGATGTGACGGTAGATTTGCACGATTTGATGAATCCGCTTAGAATAGGAGCGTTTTGCGTTGGCTCAGAACCGTGGAGAAAAGCAAATGGATACGATGAGCAATACATGGACACACCCGTGAAAATTGTGTCTGTAAAAGAAGAACAGGTTGTTGTCGAGAACACAAAAGACGGAAGGCGGAAGCTTTTGGAAAGAAAGTACATGGACGACCACTGGACGGATTATGAGAGACTTCTGAATCCGGAAGAGGAAGAGAAGGAAAAGGCTGAAAAGCTGATGAAGGAGTTCGAGGTAGCGGCGGAACCTATCAAGCATTTCCTGGCAGAGCATTATGACCCGATGTGCACGGCGGTGATCTCCATGGATAACATCCAGATTTTCAGAGGAGAACTGGGCGAGCCGATTCAGAATATCTGTTGCCGGTGTGGAGCAGAGGTTGAAGAGGAAATGAAGGGATAATACATGGATAAAAGACCGAGAAAAGAAGATGGGTCATTGTTCATATCGTGTAAATCATGCGGAGTGCCGCAGGACAGATGCAAGGGCTTTTGTATTTTCCAGAGAATGACGGCAGAAGCAGAAAAGCAGAAACAGGAGGAAAAGTCGAATGGCAAAATTTAATATCGAAGTAGAACTTGACTGGATGGATGAAGAGGCATATTCCATCGATGATGAATTAAGAGAACGGATTGTGAAGGGCGTGGAAAACGCCCTTCTGGAAAAGGCAACAAATGAGGCTGTAAAGGCAGTGGATAATAAAATTGCAGAGAAGATTCTGGAGGCGGAAGGAACGATACAGGCAACCGTAGACCAGTTCATTGCGAATGTGTGTGAGGAGAAGATTGGAAAGATTGTTATCCCGGAAAAGAAAAGCACCTGGAGCGATGAAGTAACGTACAAGCCTCTGTCTGAATACGTGGGAGAGAGATTTGAGCTGTTCCTTACGGAAAAGAGATATGACAGGGACGGCCGCATTGCAAGTTATTCCAGTGACAGGAAATTATCCGCCGCCGGTCTGCTCACGAGTCGGTATCTGGAAGAGGAACTTGGAAAGAAGGTTGAAAAGCTGATTGCGAATGCTAAGAGAGAGGTAGAGGAATCTCTGATAAAATCACTGGAACAGAATTTGAAAGAAAACCTTGCGAAAGACACGATTGAAAGAATGAATATCCCGGAAGTGTTGAAGAAATTAAGCAGCATAGGAGCAAAGCAGGTAACTGGAACATCGTTACCGGAGTAAAGGAGGAGTGATATATGAGTGATTTTATCATAGGGCATGTTACAGACCCGAAGGAAGGACCGTTGGACGGAGTGTACGCTGAGACGAAAGGTACATATACGAAGTTCAAAGGAACAGGAGCATTTCAGAAAGAGAAGAGAATCCTGCATCAGAAAGTAGCGGATGTCGGAATCAAGGCAAGTTTGCAGACCGGCATGGTAAGTATCAATGACAGAAATCGGAACCAGGCAATAGCAGTAAGCATTACAGAGATGGTTGCGGTTCTGAATGAGGCTTTGAGATACGGAACGGCAGGAATGGGAAAGAAGGTGCGGCTGTGATCAACAGGGCAAGCGAAGGAACGTGCCGTCAGTGTGGCAGAAGAATCCTGTGGGTGCGGATGAAGTCCGGAAAGAATATGCCGGTAGACATGGCACTGCATAATTACAAGAAGGACAGCACCGGGAAAGAGAAGATCGTCACGTCGGACGGAGAAGTAGTGACAGGAAGAATCCTGGTAGGCGAGCGTGGAGATGGAGCAGGATATATTTCACACTTCGCTTCATGCAAGAAGTATCGGAGGTAGAGCATGACGCATGAGTTGAAGACATACCCGAAATACTTCCAGGAGACGATAGAGGGCAATAAACCGTTTGAAATCCGGAAGAATGACAGAAACTTCCAGGTGGGAGACGTACTGATTCTGAAAGAATGGGATAACATCAAATACAGCGGAAGAGAAATCGGAGCGGTAGTAAGATATGTTCTCAGAGACTTTATCGGATTACAGGAAGGTTATGTGGCACTTGGGTTACAGATTTTAAGTTAAAAAGAAAAGCCGCCATATCCCCATGGCAGCTCCTCAAATGTTCGTAGATAGATTCATTATATGGAGCAGAGCAAGAAAAGTCAAGGAGGTATGGCGGTATATGGAAAGGCAGAGTGAGCAGGAACTGTTAGCAATCGTACCTGTGGAAACGGAGAGTCTGGAGGGAAACAGAATCTACCAGGTAACAGGGAGAGAACTGACACAGATAGCGGAAATATCTGCGAGAGAAGCGGTCAAAATGTGCAGAGAAGAGCGAAAAAAGACCGAAAAACGTGAGCAGAGTAACGCTGATAAGGTAAAAAGAACCAAGAAATTGTTATCAGACTACCGTAGACTGAAAAGGGAAATCCCGGAAAATGAAGAATTTACGGAAGGCGAGAAAGTAGAAAAACGATGGGCGTTCCTAAGAGATTTGATGGGTTCGGCACATATCAATAGCCAGGAAAGCGTAGTAGAGAAAGAAGAAAAACGCAGGGCGGAGAATATGTATTACATCAACCGGATAGAGCGTGCGATTGAGACGTACCGGGAGGAGTGCGAAACATCGAAAAAGCCAGAAGCTATGCGGTGTTACAGGGAAGTGTACGAATACTACATAGCGGAGGAAGAAAAGACGGTTGCTCAGATTGCGAGTGAGGAATGTGTGAGTGAGAAGACTGTCTATAAGGATATCGGGAACGCCTGCAAAATCATAGCTGTGTACCTGTTGGGTGTGTGAGAAAACTGGGTTCAAAAACAGTAGAAAATATGGAATTGACGAGGGTAAAATACCTGTGGTAACGTAGTAAGTGCCAAAAGCCCATATGTCACACCATAAAAATGGAGCACTGTGAATCGACTTTTCCTTCTCTGATGGCTGAGCGGTCTTCGGACCGTAAAGCCGGAGGAAGGGATTCTTAAAAAACGGTAAACAGCTTGTATTCCCTGTACTTAGGTAGGTAATCTGGTATAATTAAAGTATGGAAAACAACGGTTTTTCAAGGGAAAAGGAGCAGACAGACAATGGGAATTTATACGAGCAGATATAGCAACAAAGAGCTTGCAGATGGCAAATATTATTGCGTAGGAATCAGCATCGGGACGCCGAAATTCAAACTGGCGTACAGACTGGAGAACCAGTGTTATTCACTGGCACCGAAAGGTTATATGCTGAGAATGGACCTGGAAGATTTCAAGAAAGCCTATTACGAGAAGCTGAACGGCATAGGCAAGGACAGAATCATCAGCATGGTTATGAAGATGGAACGTGACGCAGCGGCCCAGGGAAAGGATTTGGTCCTTCTGTGCTACGAGGATGTGAGAATCCCGGAAGATTGGTGTCACAGAACTGTTTTTGCTGAGTGGTGGGTGGAGAACACTGGAGAGATTATTGAAGAACTTCCAGACCCGAATCCCCCGAAGGGAAAGAAAGTATCAACGGCAAGTAAGAAGCCCGAAGTGCAGGCAAAGCCAGATGATGGCTACCAGCAAATGAGTCTGTTTGGTATGGGCGCTTTAATATAATATCCAGAGCTGGTGTAGGCAGCACACGACTATTCCATAGTTGAGGCCCTGTTCATCGCAGGGCTCCGGTCCAAAAACAACGGCATCGCATCCGAAAGGGTACGGTGCCTTTTTTTATGCAACGAGAGAAGGGAGAGTTGATAAGGAATGGCATTTTTCAGAGACCCAGGAGAGATGTTCTTGGGATGCTTGGGTACGGTGGAGCAGAGATACTTGGTAAATCTGATAAAGAATGCTGCGAAGAACGGGTATACGAGGTTCGTAGAGCCATGTGCCGGAACATTCGCCATGAGCAATCTGGCAATCCAGAATGGGTATAAGCCGGAGCAGATCGAGACAAGCGATGTGTCTATGATGAGTTCGGTTATGGGCTATGCCATTACGGGCAAGCCGCTTGACGAACTGGAGATACACGCCCAGGGCTTTTCCGATGAGGAGCTGTTGGACCCGGCGGTTGCTCTGTATGCTCAGATGTATCTGAGAACATCGAAGACAGCCGGTAACGAGTATTTCTTTAATCTGCTGAAAGATTTGAGAGACAGAAGAGAGGAACACATTGAGCATATCCGGCAGAGTTTAGAGAACATCAAGAAGGAAATGTACGGTATGACGTACCGACCGTTGGATATGTGGGACCATCTGGACGAGGTGCTTGACGATCCCCACACGCTGGTTATTGCCAATCCGCCGACCTACTTCTCCGGCTATGAGAAGTTCTATGACACCCAGGGGAAAATGACCTGGAAGGAACCAGAGTATAAACTGTTCGACCCGGAAACAGGACACGTTGAGTTGTTTGACCGGTGCATGAATGCGAATGCTCTGGTTGTTTGCTACCAGGAGAAAAGAACCGGAGAGGCTGTAGGAGAGCCGATATTTGCAAGAGCCGGTACAAGAGCAGATTTGAACAGCTACATTACCTCGAACAGAGGAGAAGAAGCGGCGGCATTGGCAGAGGGAAGGAAAATCAAAAGACCTTCAGAGAGCAAGTTGGCACCGATTGCATGTAGTATGTTGCCGAGAGATTACGAGATAACGGAGAAAAGCAAGGTGCAGATCATCTCCATTAAGGCAGCAGAGGCACAGTATTACAGACAGCTATGGACGCATAATTTTGTTGGCTCATCGGCTACGTTCAATAGAGCTGTTCTGATTGACGGGATGGTATTGGGCGTATTTGGGATTTCAAAGATGCAAGCCACATCACTCTTCATCTGGTACGTTATGAAGGTCCCACACACCACGTATCGGCTCGGTAGACTACTGTATATGCTGGCA